AGTTGGCAAACCATACTAGATGTTGGTGCAATGGATGGGTGGGAAGGTGTCAATCTTGCTCGCGTATTCGCAGATGCTAGAGTACATGCATTTGAACCCAGCAAACAAAATTGTGAACGCTGTGTCAAAACCTATATGACACAGCCCTATCATATTCGCAGTCGTATTGCACTGAGCCAAATTGCCCTGACAGATACCACAGGACCTATAATGTTCTATGAAGTTGACGAAGAAAAAGCCATGGCAGCCAAAGGCAAAGTTAATACAGGTATGGGCAGTGTATTAAAACTTGAAAACCCTGACATGTGGCCCTGGGAACACAATGCACAACGCGAAATCTCTGTGCAGGGTTATACCATGGACCACTGGTGTGTAGAATCCAAGGTCGAACGAGTGGATGCCATCTGGATGGATGTGCAGGGTGCAGAACTCACAGTACTACGAGGCGCAGTGAATACATTGTCAAATATGCAGGTGATCATGACAGAAGCGGGTGTCAAACCCTACTACCACGGTCATACACTGAAACCTGAAATTGATGCATTTTTGTTACAACAAGGCTTTGTAGAATTGGAATCTGCCAGAGAGCAGGCACATGAATACGAAGTCAATGCCATCTACGTCAATACTAAATTTAAACAAACACAATGACAAACATAACACGGAGAGAATTTATGTGGGACTTTATTAAAAAACTTGCAGGTATCACACCTGCACAATCAGCAGTAGTTGAAGCCAAAGCAGTTAAAGCACAAGCAGCAGTTGGCACAGCATATGCAAAACTTGAAGCTGCGGCAAATGCAGCAGCAGAACAAGCTGCCGCAGCGGCCAAACATGTGAGTGAAACAGTTGCCAATGACATTGCACCTGCTGCTAAAAAGCTAGCTGACACGGTAGTTAAAGATGTCACTGCTGCTGCAACACAAGTGGCCAGCGACATTGCTGAAACAGTTGAAGAAGTAAAAACTGCTGCAACAAAACGTGCGTCCAAAGCTGCTAAACCTACGTCAGAATCTGCACCTGGCCAATCTAAGAAGCCACGTGCGCCTCGCAAGCCCAAAGACGAAACGCCTGCTGAATAATCATTGACAATGCTGCATGATCTGCTATTGTATAGATAACATCAATACAAGGAGTTGGTATCATGCAGCAACGTACTAAACGGTTGTTAATGATTTGGGTGGGTGTCATTGCTAACATTTGTGCATACATCTTATTGGGCGTGGGTGCAGGGTGGGCGGTGAGACAGTTGCCTACCAATTTTGCCATAGCAGCAGTGATAGTTGCAGTTGTGGGATATGCAGGATGGATAACTTTTCAAATTGCCAAACTGCGACTGGAAAAAAAAGAATATACCGAAGCTCGCGTGTTGCGTGAACTCAGAAAAGGCTACGACGAATGACACACATGGTCGGACCTTACCTTACTACTACCAATTACAATCCCAAGCGCAAACTCAATGCCAAGCAAAAGCGTGCAGTGGAAGAACATGAAGCTTGGCTCAAGTCACGTGGCATTGGCGCTAAAACCAAGACTGACAAACGTGTAGCATCTCCCAATAACATTCCTGATTACCGTGCAGGTAATCGTGCTGCTGTGCCCTTGGGCAACAAGTTGGGCAATGGTTATCAAACAGGCGTTATGGTTAACCTTAAAAATGAATCAATTGCAACTCAAACTGAAATTTTAGCTAAAGCTAAAAGAATTGCACCTGCTTTTTCAAAAGGTGCATATCAATTCATTACACCTGGCACAGATCTTTCAGACTTAGGTAATAAGAAATAACTTACATTTAGCAAAATGCCATCGATGCATCATATGACGCATTCCAGTTTTTTTACAATGAGGGCATTCTACTTGACAAGTATTACGTCGTGTTTCCCACATTAATGCATATCTAGCAGGATCTCTTTCTTTAGATTCTACTGCTCGTATTTTCCGCGGTTTAGATGATTTGCTAGATTCAGTACCATTGGTTCGTCTAGTTTCCCAAGATTTTGCACGAGACTCTGGTGTATTGAAATGAGTAGTATTGTACTTTTCTTTTATAGTGACTAAACGTTTAAGTTTAGTAGAAGAAGACTGTATGTACCCACTGTGTCCTTCGCCGCCGTCTGTTTGATTGAGAAGTATACCTGCTTGTCCATTTTCATAAAGACAATCTTTTCTACCATACCATCTGATAAGTCGTCGTTCTAATGCAAACGCCCATAATTCATTCAAATCATCTGCAATTATAACAATCTTGCTGCTATCGTTTGGTACAGTTACTCTACCATGTGATTGCCAAGCACGATTGCCCTTGCCTTTTCCAATATAATATGGTGTATTGTCTGATTGCCGTATGTATGCATATACATAATATCCCACTGGATATTGCCGATAAGTATTCATGCTGTTGTTCCTCATAACAATAGAGTAGTTGGAGACGCCAATCTCGCGAACTACAATATTATTTATGTTTCTCTTGCATATTACATTATGGTTGTGTAGTATTATCGATATCGCAGATTTAGGAAAGAAAAAGTAATGGCCAAAGAACCAGAACCAATAGTAATTGGCGGAGGTTTCAGCGGGTTCATCACCACGGCAGCAGTTTTGGTTTCTATAGTAATAGTGGCAGGTTTGGCGCAGCATCAACCGCCGCGCGACAACAGTGATCCCCCTGGCGGTCGCAGCAACATGTCTGTGTTGACTGATGCGCTCACAGGTTGCCAGTATCTTGCCACGCAACGTGGCGGTATCACACCTCGCATGGACGCTGACAACAAACAAGTTTGTAATTAACTAGGAAACATAGATGAACACACACTACGCCACATCATTAGCAGCAATTGGCACACATGAGTTTTCTGGCAGCAATGCCAGCTTGATCAAAGATCGATTGAGTTATATTGCTGACATTGTGGACCTTGACAGTTTGAAAACTGTCATGGAGATTGGCAGTTGGGATGCGCTGGATTCTATGGAATTTGCAACACTACTGCCCACTGCACAAGTTCATATCTTTGAAGCAGCCGCAGATAATATTCCCACTTGCAATGCCAATTTATCCAAACTAGATTCTGCAACTCGCAATCGTATCAAACTGTGGAATATGGCAGGCAACGACCGTACAGGTCTTATGGAGTTCAATGCAGTGGATCTTGCCAATAGCCAAACCAAATACAACATGGGTGTTGGCAGCAAGTACAAGTTAATTGAAGGCTTGGAAGGCAGTTTTATCAACGAACATTGGGCACAGAAGACTGTGAAAGTCTGGGGCTACAAGCTGGATGATTGGCGTAAAGCCTACAATATTCCTGCCATTGATGCCATATGGATGGATGTGCAAGGTGCAGAATTAGATGTACTACGAGGTGCAGCGGCGAGTCTTGTGGATACCCGTGTGATTATGACTGAAGCTGGTGTTGTGCCTTACTATGAGGGGCAAGCACTCAAGCCAGAGATTGACACATTCCTTGCAGAACTGGGATTTTGGGAATTAACGCCTGCATTTCAAATGGCACATGAGTTGGAAGCCAATGCGGTTTACCTAAACAGTAGATTTTATCCCAAGCACGGTTGACAACGGCATACTAGATGCTATGTATAACGCATAGACAACACACACAGGATACACGCTATGGAAATCCAGGAACTGCACGAAAAAGCCACTGACGCTGCTCGCGTCGCTGCCAATGAACTGCACAGTGAAATTGGCGAAAGCTATCCTTGCGGCTTTGCATGGGTCACCTACTACCCTAAACACAAAGGCAATACCACTGCTGGCAAAGCTGAGCGCAAACTGTTTGAAAGCATTGGCTTTAGCCAAGATTGGACTGGCAAAGCTTGGCAACTGTGGAACCCTTCCAAGCACATGACGCAGAACGTTGATGTAAAAGAAGCCGGTGCTCGTGCCTATGCTGAGCTGATGAAAGCCGCCGGCTACGCAGTGTCAGTTGGCTCTCGTTTGGATTAACAGATACTACAGGGTTAACAGCAGACAGCGCAATAAATATTGCGCTGTCTAATGGAGCGATTGCATGAGATTATTAGAAATAGCAAGCGGTTATACCAGTATTGATCAAGAAGACGACAACGGTAGTCTTGAAGGATATGTAGTAGACACTGCACAGCCGCAACTGGTAAATTATCTCACTGCGCAAGGTGCAGACAGCAATCTTATTGATTCAATTGCTAATAAATTTTCACGTATTGCTGTCATCAGAAACATCTGGGTAGATGAAGACCATAGAAACAGTGGCATAGGCAGTTTTTTACTTGAATCTGCTATAAATGCTGCATTTGCCGACGGTGCAGAAGCTATTGTATTAGTCGCAGATCTAAATGAAGACAATGCACAACTTGGTAAAAGTTTAGACACATGGTATCAAGGTTGGGGGTTTCGTACAATTGGCCGCGCTGGCAACGATCCCATAATGTTGCTGATTGCCGATTAATTTAATTTTCAATATCATATGATATTCCATTGACACCTACTGTACAGCATGTTATGTGTTGCGTGTAAACAATGAGGAGACTAACATGCGTAAACTTGCAAGCGTTCGGCGTATTACCGATATTCAGCCCATCGAAGGTGCTGATGCAATTGAAGTAGCTGTTGTAGACGGCTGGAAAGTAGTCATTAAGAAAGACGAGTTTAAGATTGGCAGTCTTGCAGTGTACCTTGAGATTGATTCTTGGGTACCGCATGAACTTGCACCGTTCCTTAGCAAAGGCCAAGAACCTCGTGTCTACAACGATGTAAAAGGTGAACGCCTTCGCACTGTCAAACTTCGTGGCACTACTTCTCAAGGATTACTTTTGAAAATAGAAGATGTTTTTAAAGTTGTTGAAGTGGGCGGTATTACATATCTAAGTATGCCCGACTAAATACTATTAGACTACAATGATAGTATTATGCAGATATATAGAATATTAAATACAATCACAGGTAAATCGTACATTGGTAAATCAGTTGATTACATAAAACGATTCGAAGGTCACAAAAAGTGTGCATTAAACCATAAAAATACACGATTGTATGATTCAATGAATCATCATGGCATTAATGCATTTACACTAATACTTGTTGAAGAATTGGGCGATGTATCTCGTCAAGTTGCTAATGACCGAGAAACTTATTGGGTAACTTATTTTAATACTGTAATACCGCATGGTTATAATATGACTAAAGGTGGAGATGGGGGTCATACATTAGAGCATTGGTCCGACGAAGATCGTTCTGCGTTGTATAAACAGCAAGCATTAACACGAACAGGTAGTAAACGTACAGATGCTGCAAAACGAAATATAAAAGAAGCGTCTATAAAACGTGAAGCTAGCAGAACTGTCGAAGATAGAATTAACATATCACAAAAAATTAGTGATACAAATAAGAAAAAAGGAATATCACCACCGGATCATACCAAATGGAAAAAAGGTCAGATTGGCACATTTACAGGTAAAACACATACACAAGAGTCTCGTACAAAAATATCTACTGCAAGGGCAGGTAAAACTTATGACGAATTATATGGTCTGGATGAATCTGCACGTCAACGGTTGTTACGTAAAAACAAATGGTCTGCTGAAAATAATCCAAGATATATCGAATTCTCAACTGATAAAAAACAGCAAATAATAGAATATTTGTCTACACATAAAATAAAAATGAAAGATATAATCACACTATTTTCTATATCTGAATTCAAACTCAGACAATGGTTTAGAGAAATTGGTGTTGACAATTATCAACAGCTATGCTACAAGTTGATTGACGATAGCTGGGAACAATACTGGAGAATCAAATGCTCATCGAACTTAAAGACGGGTTAGACGTTACCGAACTGCTTGGCATTCAAAAGTGGGAAGCGGTTCTGCCTGCACAGTTGCAAGGTCAAGCTGCCGGTATGTTTCCCACAGACTTGATCCCCAAGACTGATCAAGAGCGTATTCAAAACTGCTTTGGTGAAATCCAAAAGCGGTCAAAGCGGTTTGCTACCGAGAAGGTATGGAACGCAGAGTCTCAAACTCTTGAAGAGCATCCTGTTGAGGTGCCTGCTGACTTCCGCGAACCTACCTACGAAGTCACCATGAAGCTGGACGGTTCGAGCTGCACAATCTTTCGTTGGGAAGGCGAACTGCGTGTTTGCAGTCGGAACCTTGAACTCAAGATCAACGAAGAGAATAAAGACAACACTTTTGTTGCTATGGCTCTCAAGATTGGAGATAAAATTCCCGACGGTATTGCTGTGCAAGGTGAAGTAATGGGTCCAGGTATTCAAGGCAACCGCGAAGGCTTTAAAGAACACCGGTTCTTCGTGTTTGATATGTTCGACATCAAGAAGCATGAGTACATTCCGCCTATCATGCGGCGGCATGTGTGCGAAACTCGTGGTCTTGAGCATGTTCCTGTGATCCATCACTCTTTTATTGCGCCTGCTAGTGTTGAGGCCGGCCTTGCTATGGCAGAAGGTCCCAGCATCACGCACAAGATCCGCGAAGGTCTTGTGTGGAAGTGCAACGAAGATCCCGGCTTCAGCTTTAAAACGATTAGCAATCAGTTCCTGTTGAAAAACGGGGACTGATTGGAAAACGTATTCGCCATGGCAGCAGTTGGTGCATTTATTGGAATAATATTTGCAATAACAATTGGAGTAACTATTTCACACCACGAGCATCGAATTCTAGATCAGTATAATGCCCACGCTGAAATCCGATTCAACGACAGAATGGAAAAACTTGACAAGATCGAAGCGTTGATAATCGAATTGAAAAACAGAGACTACGAATGACACAAATTAGACCATCGGGAATATGGCAGGATTTAGAGCCCAGTGACATCAGACGCACAGTGGCCTATGTTGCCAAACAGAGCTCCGACGGCTACAGTTGGCCCACCTATGAGCGATTCATTGCGATTTTGAAACTAACCGACAACGCAATGTGGAAAGACCATTACAGTCTTTGCAGTCATGTATATCACATGTACATTGGCAAGTGGGCAGGATGGTGGGAACTGTCTTGGGACGTATTCCCCGACGATGATTCAGACCTGTACCCTATCCAGCTAGTGACTGTGTCATTGGCCAATACTGAACACACGCATTTCCCCTCTTTACTTGCAGAGCTCAATCTGTTTAAATCCGCAAGTGAAGCTAAGAAGAATGGGTGGTCAAAACCGTTGACAACTGGTGACTTCTTCTTTAAGAAGAAGACATACATATTACGTGTGTCGGAGTAATAAAAATGATCTATGTGGTAATGAGACGAGACCGTAATGTAGAACGAGTAGACGCTGTCGCTGCGTTTGATAGCCACTTGGATGCATACAACTATGTAAACAAAATTGACGATGGCAGCGAACGATATGCATACCGTATAGACTCTGTGCATCGCAATCCCACTATATAAGGTAACGACAATGGAAAAACGCAGCATCTTTACACATGCACGTCGTGGGCTTGGCACCCTGCATTACTTTGGACCACACCCTGGTGTAAAGATAGCGTTGTGGCTGATTTTAATCACTGGCCTTGCTTGTATGCCGCACGGTGGTGTTTTTGGATTTGCGGTAGGTGTGTGCGTGAGTTGTGCAGTATATGTTCCTATGCTGTTGGCAAGCAGTATCAAGCGTAGCAAGGAACACGACCGCTACGAATATACCAAATGCAAGAACATGGAAACAGCATTGAAACGAGATTGGACAGTGTGATGCGTTGTCGTAGACCCTATTGTAACAACGAAGCTGTGCAAGGTCGTGTTCCCAACCTATGCAAGGAACATCATGCTGACCGCAAACGGCGGCAGGATGCAACATTTGCATTTCCCAAGTGCAAAGGCTGTAATGAACGTACAGGGCATGAAGATGGTTATTGCACCAGTTGCCAACGAGAAATTGAACGACAGAATGCACTGGCTAGAATTAGATTGCAGCGCCGGGCAGACTTGCGCGACTGTGCTACAGTTGACGAACTGCGCAACTGGATAGAAGAACATCTCTTACAAGGATTAGAACCATGAGCCAATACGATTTACAAGATTTGATTCGCAGACATGTGGCTGTTGCCAACGACTATCAGCAACGATCCACACGTCGTGCCAACTATCAACAGCATTTGGTTACAATGAGTGTGTTTCACACTCATACTGCCGAAGCTCTTAGAGAGTATGCAAACATAGACGCTAATCAGCGTGAAATGATATTGCAAGCATTGAGCGATGCAGGGCAAGCAAGTGATGCATACGATGCACAGCTTCGTGCAGAAC